TGTCGGCAAAGCCAAAGTAGGTAAAATTACAATGCGCCCTGATGAAGGCAACGGGAAGTTCTTTCTATACAATCGCAATGGAAGAATTAGTCTTGCAATGGGCGACATGGCCGCAGACATGACTCGTGTGGAATTTAACTAAAATAATTCATCCTTAAAACTCCTATATAAGTAGTTGTGTAGCCTTAGGACCGCATTCTAATGGCTGCCGGCGGGACCTGCCCTGAACATTAAAGATATCGCTACCCTTAGTGTTTTGAAGTGCCATTTTGTATTCACGTATGCTACCGGAGTATTCATGTCAAACCTTTTAATACCTAATGCAACTTTTTCTGAATCAAAAGACATATCTACTGATAATAGCGGATATGACAATAGCTGGTTAAGCAAAATCAAAAATGCATACACAGCATTATATCTAGCATGGCCCGGGGACTATAATTTGCCAACAGGATACCGTGTGTATGTGGTAAGTTTTTATCTTGAAGCTGTGGATATAGAATGGTTGCAACGTCAAAGCAAGTTAATTGACGCACCGATTATTGTACTCAGTGACAGTAACTTTTACAATTGGCCGACTCCGGATAATGTGTACTGTTATACACATTACGAATGGCATATACAATGTGAAAAGATTGTACGTTGGCATAATATCAGCGATTTTCCTAATAAAGATATAAAATACAAAGCCAGTGCATTGTGTAACAGGGTTACCCAGAACAAAATGGTTATATTCGCTGCACTTGCTGAGTACCTGGGGATGGATAACTGTCAGTTAACGCTAGGTAATTGGATAGAAGAAAAAAATATACATAAATTTGGAGATCGCACATTAGATAACTTGATTAATATTTTTGATCAAAAATATAAAGGTAAAGAGATTCGACTTGACGACTTTGACAATAGCACCGATAACCTACAGCATCTTACTAGTAATCCTTGGACCAGTAGTTTCCAGGAATGCGCAGTGCATTTTTCTAATGAGAGTTTTCATTATAGCCATATGGAGATTGGTGGAAAAAAGTTTACATGGCCCGGACCGTTTTTAACAGAAAAAACATTTAAATGCTTGTTGAGTGCAACTGCATTAATTCCAGTTGGTCAACATGATACACTTGGTTCGTTGCGTAGACTCGGGCTAGAGTTTGATTATGGATTTGATACAGAGTTTGATAACGATGTAGGAAATATTACCCGAACCCGTAGTATTGTTAATTTAATAAAAAGTTTTGCCGACATTGATGCTCGAACTATGTATAATAATACAATTGCAAGTACTAAACACAATTTTGAATTTATCGTGCAAGGTGGTTTTTCAGATCAGTGTACTAAACACAATCGAGATGTTCGGGAAAAAATATTAGAAAAGTTTGCTTAATTTTGTTGACATTTTGATATAACTGTAATACAATAAACAAATAAACATAAGGATCATACTATGAATTTTGACAGCAATTCTAAAACTAAACTAACACAAATTATCAACGAAGGCATGCAAGTTATGAGTGAAGTTGAGGCACTCAATGCAGGACTGTCGGATACAATCAAGGCCATTGGCGAAGAACTGCAAATCAAGCCCAGTGTCTTGAAAAAAGCAATTCGCATTGCACACAAAGCCAGCTATGCTGCTGAAAAAGAAGATCAAGAACTGCTTGAAGAAATCTTAACAACAGCAGGGCGTACACTATAGCATACTCAGTTTATCATCATTGGGATACTCTTAAAACTTGTGTAGTAGGTCAAGCTTACCCTCCAAGTTTTTATAAGTGGATAGAGGATGCACCTACTAGAGCTAAGTTTGAGCAGGTAGCAATCGAAACAGAGGAAGATTTTCAGCAATTAATAAAATTGCTCAAAAGTTTTGATGTAGAAGTATTGCGTCCTAATATTCCTGCTACCTTTGAGGATTGCCAAATTGACGGAGTATGGGTTCCGCCTCCAGTAACTCCTAGAGATTATTTTATTCAAATACAAGATAAACTTTGGGTTCCGGTAACACCAAATGCTAATCATGCACATCATGCGTTTAAGAAACAAACTTCTAAAAATTGGGAGGAATTTCAAGCGCATGACCAAGCAAAACATAACAGAAAACTAGCATTTTACAAAGACATCCTCGCACAGTGCAATGTACAAGAAACAACATATAGTTATATTAGTGGATGTTTTGTAAGCCGACTGGGCAACGACTTATTTTTTGCTACCCAGACCATTGATGATGACTGGGATGCTATACGTGAAGAAGTTAACAAACTGTTTCCTAACACCAACAATTTTATTGTAGATGCGCAAGGACATGGTGATGCAGTTTATTGTCCTGTAACCCCAGGGCTTATTATTAGTATTGCTGATGAGGATTATAAAGAAAATTTTCCAGACTGGGAAGTTTTACATTTGCCAGGCAGTCAGTATGCAAAGCATAACAAGTTTCAAACTAGTATGAAACTAAATTCAGGTAAATGGTATATTCCAGGGTTTGATCAAAATCCAAACATATTAGAAGTTGTTAACAATTACTTTGATGAATGGGTTGGCGATGCACATGAAACAATATTTGGTGTTAATATCTTAATTATCGATCCAACTAACATTGTAATTGCTGAACGCAATGATTTAGTCGAAGAAACTTGTAGCAGGTACGGGATTACTACACACGTTGTTCCGTTTAGGCACAAATACTTTTGGGATGCAGGAATGCATTGCATAACAAATGATCTAAGTAGGGTTACCAAATAACTTGACACACACACCAGCTTAAAATATAATAGGAGTATTATGAGTTACGTTGACGCACTCTTTGATAGAGAAAAAGATCGCATTCATGTAGTGGAGCGGGTAGAAGGCCAGCGGATATACAAAGAGTATCCAGCTAACTATGTGTTCTATTACGAAGATCCACGAGGTAAACACAAAAGCATTTACGGCAGTCCTGTGAGTAGAGTGGGTACCCGTAACAACAAAGAGTTCCGTAAGGAACTACGTATGCATTCAGGTAAAAACATCTTTGAAAGTGATATCAATCCAGTGTTTCGCTGTTTTGAAGAGAACTACAAAGATCAAGCTGCGCCTACACTGCAAGCTGCATTTTTCGATATTGAAGTTGACTTTGATCCAGAGCGTGGTTATAGTCCGACAAATGATCCGTTTAATGCAATTACTGCTATCTCTGTATACTTACAATGGATGGAACAACTAGTTACGCTGGTTATTCCACCAAAAGGCATGAGCTGGGAAACTGCACAGGAAATATGCAACGAGTTTGAAAACACTATGTTGTTTGAACAAGAAGAAGAAATGCTGAAAGTGTTTCTTGATCTCATTGAAGATGCAGATGTGCTTAGTGGATGGAACAGCGAAGGTTATGATATTCCGTACACTGTTAATCGAGTAAATCGTATACTCAGCAAGGATGACACAAGACGTTTTTGTTTGTGGGGACAACTTCCTAAGAAACGCATGTTTGAACGGTTTGGTGCAGAGAATGTTACGTTTGATCTCATCGGCAGAGTGCACATGGACTATATGCAATTGTATCGAAAGTACACATACGAAGAGCGGCACAGCTATAGTTTGGATGCAATTGGTGAACACGAGCTAGGCGAACGTAAAACTGCATACGAAGGCACACTGGATCACTTGTACAACCAGAACTTTAAAACTTTTATCGAATACAACAGGCAAGATACATTGCTGTTGGACAAGTTGGATAAAAAACTACGCTTTCTTGCCCTTGCAAATGAACTAGCACACGCAAACACAGTGCTGCTACAAACCACAATGGGTGCGGTTGCTGTTACTGAGCAAGCAATTATCAACGAAGCACACGAGCAAGGCTTGGTTGTTCCCAATCGTCGTGAGCGAGACTCAAGTGAAGATACTGCGGCAGCAGGTGCATATGTTGCTTATCCTAAAAAGGGTATCCACGAATGGATTGGTGCTATCGACATTAACAGTTTGTATCCTAGTGCTATTCGTGCACTGAATATGGGCAATGAAACAATCATTGGGCAGCTACGTCCAAATATGACTGAACGCTATATCCAGAACAAAATTGACAAAAAAAGTAGTTTTGCTATGGCCTGGGAAGGACTGTTTGGCTCGTTAGAATACACTTCGGTTATGAACAAAGAGATCGGCAGTGAAATTACAATCGATTGGGAAAATGGCGAAGAAAGTGTGCACAGCGCAGCCGAGGTTTGGAAGATTATATTTGACAGTAATCAACCTTGGATATTAAGTGCAAACGGTACTATCTTTTCATATGAAAAAGAAGGCGTTGTGCCCGGGTTGCTAGCACGTTGGTATAGAGAACGCC